AATGGGCATCTCTGGCCCTACCGCGCCAATTCAAGGTATGAAGAAAGGCGGTGGAATTGAGTCTAAGGGCAAGACCAAAGGGCGGATGTGCTAAATGAAAGCCAGCCGTGGCATGGGGGCTATTGCCCCCAGTAAAGAACCTAAAGCCACTGAGTCTGCTGTCCTTTTAAAGAAGGGTGGTAAGGCAAATTGGATTGCAGGGGCTGTTAAAAAACCCGGTGCGTTACGTAAAGCGTTGGGTGCTAAAGCTGGGCAACCTATTCCTGCTAAGAAGTTAGCTGCAGCAGCAAAGAAACCCGGTAAAATGGGGCAACGTGCAAGGCTAGCACAGACGCTTAAGGGCATGAAAAAATGACCACTACGGGCACTAGCACGTTTAACCTAGACTTAGGTGACCTCGTTGAGGAAGCCTATGAGCGTTGTGGTCTTGAACTGCGCTCTGGATATGACTTTCGCACCGCCCGTAGAAGTTTAAATTTGCTAACCGTTGAGTGGGCAAATCGTGGTATTAACCTGTGGACAATTGAGCAAGGTACGATCCCAATGATTCAAGGGGTAAATACATATGACTTGCCTATTGACACAATAGATTTACTTGAACAGCAAATCAGAACAAACTCTGGTCAACAGAATAACCAAACTGATATCACAATCAGCCGTATCAGTATCTCTACCTACTCTACTATACCCAATAAGCTAGCTCAAGGACGCCCCATCCAAGTATGGATTCAACGTATGACGGGCGCTCAATATCCTGTGGGATTAGGACCAAACGGTACAAGTGCGGTAACCAACATCGACAACCCAAAGATTACGGTTTGGCCCACGCCAGATCAGGGCACGTTGGCTTCTCCCTATTATCAATTTGTGTACTGGCGTATGCGCCGAGTGCAGGATGCGGGGAACGCTGTAAATACCCAAGATATACCGTTCCGGTTTTTAAACTGTCTTGTTGCTGGTCTTGCTTATTACCTGTCGATGAAACTACCCGGCGTTGACCCCCAACGGATTATGGGGTTAAAAGCTGACTACGAACAACAGTTCCAATTCGCAGCCGATGAGGACAGGGAGAAAGCGCCGATTCGGTTTATACCGCGTCAGATGTTCATAGGGGGTCGATAATGACTACTATGTTTGCTTCTGGCAAGTTTGCCATTGCGGAATGCGATAGATGTGGATTTCGTTTTAAACTAACTGATCTTAAGAAGCTAGTTGTAAAGACTAAAGTTGTTGAGATTAAAGTTTGTAAAGAATGTTGGGAACCTGACCAACCACAGCTACAATTGGGCATGTATCCGGTCAATGACCCACAAGCAGTTCGTGAGCCTCGCCGTGACAACAGTTACTACCAATCTGGGTATACCGGGTTACAAGTTATTGTGAATGGTGGGCAAACATTAGATGGGAATGGTATTCCTAATGGTGGTAGTAGACAGATTCAATGGGGTTGGGCTCCAGTAGGCATGAAGTACGATTTTAATGAAACACCAAACTATTTAAAAGCAGTGGGTAACGTAGGGCAGGTAACCGTAACGTAAGGAGCCAAACATGGCACTCGGTAAAAAAGAAGTTAAAAAGATTGCTGACGTAGAAGCTGGCAAAATTGTCAAAGGTCACGAATCTCGCATGCACAAGGGCGTTAAAAAAATGTCTAAGGGCGGCAAGACCAATGAAGATATGCTTAAGCTTGGTCGCAATGAAACAAAGATTAAAAACCAATTCGGAAAATAATCATGGCTAAGTTCAGCAAAAAAATGGAAGGCAAAGAGGTTGGTGCAGCTGAAGTTTATGCTGAGCCACACAAAATGTCTGGTGAAAAATTAGACATGAAAACTCTTGGTGGTGGCGCGTTTGACTATAGCGACATGAAGACTTCAGGTATTGAGGTTCGTGGTTGCAAAAATCAAACTAAAGGTAAGATGGCACGCGGTCCAATGGGTTGAGGTGTAGTTAATGAATTACACAACGCTGTTTAATACGATTAAAACGTATTGCGAAAACGAATTTCCTAGTACCACGTTCACTGGTACTGATGGGACAACTGTTGTTACAACTTTGTCGCCAACGCAAGTCAATACGTTTATCCAACAAGCAGAAGAGCGAATTTATAACACCGTTCAACTACCTTCCCTGCGTAAAAACGTTACAGGCTACTTAACAAGCGGCAACAAGTACCTATCTGCCCCAACAGATTTTTTAGCCGTGTACTCCATGGCTGTTATTGATGGTGTAGGTGCATACACATACCTATTGAATAAAGACGTTAACTTCATCCGTGAGGCTTACCCACTGCCAACGGATACTAGTTTGCCAAAGTACTACGCTTTGTTTGGTCCTACTTTGAATGATATGACTGAGTTGTCATTTATTGTTGGTCCTACACCAAGCGACTCTTACCAAGTTGAGCTCCATTACTTCTACTACCCAGAATCAATTGTAACTGCTGGCACTACTTGGCTTGGTGACAATTACGATCCTGCTTTGTTATACGGTTGTCTCGTTGAGGCTTGCACTTTTATGAAAAGTGAGGCTGACATGGTTGCGTTGTATAACGGAAAATATGCAGAAGCTATGGCTCAACTTAAACGCCTTGGCGATGGTATGGAGCGTCAAGATGCTTACAGGTCCGGTCAATATCGTCAGAAGGTGGTTTAATGTCTTTATCCCAAGGGCAATGCACAATATTCAAAACCAAACTGTTAAGTGGTCTGGAAAATTTTGCGGCGGGCACTCCCTATACGTACAAGATTGCTCTGTATACCGGCTTAGCTGTGCTAAACAACTCCACTTTAATTTATACGACTACTAATGAAGTAGTTGGTAGCGGATACACGGCGGGTGGAATAGTGTTAGTAGTGTCTCAAATACCCATTGGGGATACAGTAACTAACACCTCTTATGTGTCTTTTAATCCTGTTACTTGGACTGCTGCAAGCTTCTCTGCAAATGGGGCTTTAATATACAATAGTACAACCGGTTCAGCAGTAGCAGTACTTGATTTTGGCGGTACTAAAGTCCCAAATGCAGCAGGGATATTTACCATAACTTTCCCAACGGCGACAGCTACAACCGCCATTCTCAGTATTAGTTAAGGAGTTTTTATGAGTGATGAAATTGCAAAACTTGGGGATGCAGTTGATGCAACTGTTACCCGCAACGCTGGGGGAGCTGATTTTATGGGGCTTCGGGGCGTTTACACAGCGGATTGTTACGACGCACAGGGCAACCTGAAGTGGTCTGACAGCATTGAAAACTTGACTACAAACGTGGGTCGTAAAAGCTTACTAGACTCGTACTTTGCCAACACTGGCGGCGGTGCAGTGGTCATGGGCTTAAAAGGTACTGGCACAGCGGCATACGCCGACACACAAGCAAGTCATGCTACATGGCTTGAGGTTGGAGGTACAAATGCGCCAACTTATTCAGGCACTCGCAAGACTCCTGTTTTTAGTGCCGCAACGACTGCTAATCCTTCAGTGCTGTCTACTAGTTCCGCTGTTATATTTACTATGACAGGTTCTGGTACGGTTGCCGGTGCGTTTATTAACATTGGTGGTTCAGCTACGATTGACAATACAACAGGCACTTTGTTCTCGGCTGGTGACTTTACCGCTGGCTCAAAGACTGTAACGTCAGGCGATACAATCAACGTCACTTACACTCTAAGCGCATCGGGCTAACATATGGCACTTGCTGTCTACGATAGAGTTCAGGAAACGACGACTACTACGGGTACAGGCTCAGTTACTTTATTGGGTGCTGTAACGGGGTTTCAGTCGTTTGCGGCTGTCGGTAATGGCAACACAACGTATTACTGTATTGCAGATCAAGGTGGTGCTAATTGGGAGGTTGGGGTTGGTACATACTCAACTTCTGGACCGACTCTTGCACGGACAACAGTTTTATCATCTTCAAATTCCGGGTCGCCAGTTAACTTTACAGCAGGTACAAAGACTGTATTTGTTACCTACCCTGCTGGGCGCTCTGTCTACCAAGATGCTTCAACCGGTACAGTTTACGCACCTGCTTTTAACGCCTCTAACGGGCTGCTACTTAATGGCACAACGGTGTCGGCAAATTACACAATCCCAGCGGGGAGTAACGCTATGTCTGTTGGTCCTATTACTGTGGCAAGCGGTGTAGTCGTGACAGTAACAGCAGGTCAAAGGTGGGTGGTGCTATGAGTTCAGTAGTCATTGCTGGCGATACAAGCGGAACAGTAACTTTACAAGCCCCTGCGGTTTCGGGTTCGACTGTAATAACCTTGCCTGCTGTTGCTGGAACGGTGGTGGTTACGGGGAGCAGCGCTGTTGTTTCTCAAACAATGTTGGCGGCGGGCGTGTCCGGCAACGGTCCTAGTTTCAGCGCATACCAAAGTTCATCACAAACTTTAAGTTCAAACACTTGGACAAAAATCAATCTTCAAACAGAAGAATGGGACACAAATAGCAATTTTGATAACGCTACTAATTATCGGTTTACGCCAACGGTAGCTGGGTATTATCAAGTCAACGGTGCAGTTTGTATTGTTTCATCAAACACAAGTATTTTTACAGCTTTGTATAAAAATGGCAGCGCATATAAATTTAGCAACCAAAGCAATAATTATATGTATATAGGCAACGTTAACGCTCTTGTTTATTTAAACGGTACAACAGATTACATTGAGATGTATTGCAATATCGGTTCAGGGCAAGGATTGACTGCGGCGGCATCTACAACTTACTTCCAAGCAGCAATGGTGAGGTCGGCATAATGGCATCCATAATCAACGCATCAACAGCGGGGGCTGGCGGATTAATCACTACGGCTGATAGCTCAGGCATCTTGCAGATACAAAGTGGCGGCACAACGATTGCAACCATTAGCTCATCAGGTTTGCAACAGAACGTGGGTGCGCCTGCTTTTAGAGCAATACCATCAACAACGCAAGCGGTAACTTCTGGCGTATATACCAAAGTAAATTTAGGCACAGAAATATTTGACACAAACAGCAATTTTGCATCATCAAGATTTACACCAACAGTTGCAGGATATTATCAAATTAATGCAGTTGTTTATTCTGTTGCTACTGCTGCTGCTACTTATATTTGGGCATTAATTTATAAAAATGGGGCAATAGATACGCCGGGTAATCTTAACTACCCTGTTACTTCAATAGATGGAGTTGGAACGGCATCAACAATAGTTTATTTAAATGGCGCAACTGATTATGTAGAAATGTATACATATTTAGCCGGAACAAGCCCTGTTGTACAAGCAGTAAATACAATATTTTCAGGCGCAATGGTGAGGTCAGCATGAGTTTATATGACAAATTATTAGCAATGTATCCATCGCTTACGCAGGAAGACTTTAGCCCGTTTAGGGGTACGATTGTTTTGCAAAACGATGGCAGCGGCGATTACATCAGGGAATGGAAA